AAATCATTTCGTTTTAGATTCAGATAGTCTTTCACAGACTGTGCTTCATATCCATACGTAGACACATAGCTGCGTTTCTGTTCTGTCAGTCCAAGTGCCTTTGTATAAGTTTCTGAAAACTTTTTGTATGCATCATCATCGTGTTCTTTCAATGCACTTTTGATCAAACCAACCATACGAGTCTGTGTCTTGAGTTTACGTGACGATGCCTCTTTGTCGATGATGTACTCACCCTCGTTTCGTTCACGGAACCACTGATCGAGTTCACGAAATCGTGTGTCATTGATCAACGGTGCAAAGTTAGAGACAGTCAAACCATTGTGACGTAAGAATGGTTTCATACCATCATACTGTGACGATGACTTGGTTGACCCATACAGACTCGTAGTCTCGAACATACAATAGTTGGTGTCATACTTCTCATTCAGTAATCGACGCACTGCGTGAGAACAACAGATCGCCGCACAGAGTTTACCACCCAATGCATTGTAACCAAACGGTTGTGCAGCTACAATAGCAAAACCCATAATTGCAGACTGATTGAATCGTCGCATTACATCTGGATTAAGAGAGTCTAGAGGATTACCCAACCATTCGTTACGCGGTTTAGAATTGATGGTGGGCGATCCCAATCGAATCATACCAAGATATGTACCAGTGTTGTTCTCACGTACCAGTAAACATAAAGACTTGCCAGGAATACTTGATTCGATTGCCGCCGATGTTGTGATCTCAAGATACATGTGAAGTTTAGATGCACTGACCGGATGAATCGAGATGTCCATATCATTCGGGTGCATATCTGGACTGTCGAACAGATCCGTTTCTGGGCCCATTCCAAATAGAGGTCGGGGATAAGATTCCATACGCTCAAGTTTTACTTGACGCATATAGTCATCGACTCTTTCCATATCTTGAAAGAATTCGTTGAACACATTTGCCGCATAGTAGGCGTCAGACTTAGATAAAATCATAAAAATAAATTCTCAAACGATTGATATATTATATAGCATTTTTTCAATAAAGTCAACATATAAATAGAAGAAAAGACTGTAAGGGTTTACACTGTGGCAGAACTGACAACAAACATTAATTATCTTCAACCTACAGGGTTTGCGGTATCGATCTCTAAAGATAATTACCCCAATCTACAATATTTCGCACAATCAGTAACACATCCGGGCGTTTCGGTGTCGGACGTGGACATTCAATTTTCAAGAAGAAACATTCCTACAGTTGGTGATAAGATTTTGTTTGACGAATTGCAGATTACTTTTCTAGTTGACGAAGATATGAAGGCCTACGAAGAAATGTTTGCGTGGTTAAACCGCCTTGTCAACGACGAATACAAAACCGCTGCGGGTACAATTCTCTCTGGATTTAGTTCTGAAGCAGACATTACCGTTACTGTACTCTCCAGCCACAACAATGCGAACAAACAAATTCGTTATGTCAATGCGTTTCCTATTAATGTATCTGGCGTTGAATTTACATCACAAAGTGGTGATGTGACACCCCTCACATTTACAGCTGGTTTTAGATACTCCTATTACGAATTACTATAACTTGAAAAACCTAGTACATTGTGGTAGAATATCATAAAAGTTCTAGGAAATCAATACTATGGATATAAAAATGATACGTTCTATGTGGGAAGAGGATTGTGTTATTCCTAAAGCCCACTTAGACGAAACATCTCGCAACACGCCCGCACTCCACGCGAAATATCTTTCGATGTTGTCGAATGCTCGTCTCAAATTGAAAGATGCTGAATTTAAACAAAAGGCGTTGATGTTAGATAAATGGAAATGGTACAACGGTAAGATGTCTCAAGAAGAAGTTGAACGTCTTGGATGGGAACCTGATCCATTTAATGGACTAAAAATTCTCAAGGGTGAGATGGAACATTATGTTGAGGCAGATCCAGAGTTAATTGAAAGTGAAGCGAGAATAACATATCTAAAGGAATGTATAGATACACTATCAGAAATTATTAACAATCTTAATTGGCGACACCAGACGATTAAGAATATGATTGACTACAAGAAGTTTGAAGCCGGTTTCTAATGTGATTAAGTTGAAATTGAAAAATCATGCGATGTTACAGTTGGCGGAGTGTGAACCTTCACTAGCCCAAGAGTTGTATGATTATTTTTCTTTCGATGTTCCGGGCGCAAAATATATGCCTGCGTTCAAGTCTCGGCGATGGGATGGTAAGATTCATCTACTCAATCGTATGAATGGTGAAATCAATGCCGGACTTCTATCAGAAATAGAAAAGTTTGTCTACCGAAAAGGCGTACCGTTGAAGTATGAAGAGACGCCTTACGGATGGCCTGGCACTAAAAACAAACTAAACCATATGGATCTAATGCGGTGGGTTGAAAAAATCAATCTGCCGTTTATGCCTCGTGACTATCAGTATGATGCCTTCATACACGCACTAGAAAATAAGAGAAGTGTTTTAGTATCACCTACAGGATCGGGTAAGTCATTCATTATCTACCTTCTTATTCGATGGTATCTAGATCGACATAAAGATAAAAAAGTTTTGTTGATTGTACCCACCACAAGTTTGGTCGAACAAATGTATTCTGACTTTAACAGTTATAACTTTGATGTAGAAGATAATTGTCATCTCATTTATTCTGGTAAAGACAAAGACACCGAAAAACCTGTAATGATTAGTACGTGGCAGTCAATTCATAAACTAGGCCCACGTTGGTTCGAACAGTTTGGTATGGTGATTGGTGACGAGTGTCATGGATTCAAAACAAAATCTCTTTCTTCTATTATGAATAAATCGGTTAACGCTGAGTATCGATTCGGTACAACCGGAACTTTGGACGGTACTCAAACAAACAAGATGGTACTCGAAGGTTTGTTTGGGCCTGTCCATAAAGTGACCACAACAGTTAAATTGCAAGAACAAAAAACTTTAGCGAAATTAGATATAGATATACTATTACTTCAATACGAAAAGGAAATTCGTGAACAACTTCACAACATCACATATCAAGAGGAGATTGACTTTCTGGTATCGAACGAAAAACGTAATCGATTTATACGTAATCTCGCTCTGTCTCTTGACGGTAATACTCTTGTTCTCTTCAATCTAGTAGAGAAACACGGTAAAGTTTTAAGAGATTTGATTGAGGATAAGTTGGATGATGGACGAAGATTATTTTATGTGTCAGGCGAAACTAAAACAACCGATAGAGAAGCCGTCAGAAAGATTGTTGAAAAACAGTCCAATGCTGTGGTGCTTGCTTCTCTTGGTACTTTTTCTACTGGGATCAATATACGTAACATACACAACATCATATTTGCCTCACCAAGCAAATCCCAGATCAGGGTTTTACAATCAATTGGCCGCGGGTTACGAGTGTCAGATGACGGGAGGACAACCAAACTATTCGACATTGCCGATGACTTGCGATCCAAGGGTAAACCCAACTTTACACTCCGACACAGCGCTGAAAGAATAAAGATATATAATAGTGAACAATTTCCTTATAAGATGCATGAAGTAAAATTATGAATAGAAAAAGAAATGTTAAACAGTTTGTTCTGACCAATGGACAAGAAATTATATGTGATGTTATTGAATGGGCTGAAGAAAATTTTTCTGAAATCGTTGTTCGTAATTGTATGGAGATTGTTTGGGTTCATGAAAAAGACACCCGAATCTATATGTTCAAACCTTGGATGCATTATCAAGAATCAAGTGAAGATTTAATAGTTGTAAATTCTGAACATATCGTATCTACTGCCGCACCTACAGAGGGACTTGCTCATCAGTATGATGTTGCTGTAAAAGATATGAACGAAGCTGGCGAATTTAGAAAAATAGACTTTTCTGAAGAGAGACAGAGAAGATTTGAAAGATTAGCAGAATATATAAATGATTTAACAAATAGAGATATGAACCCAAAAGACTCTGATGCATCAAATATCATTCCGTTTCCGCCTCTAATTCACTAGTATATTATCCCTGGCGTTATAAGCTTTAGGGTAACACATTTTTTCTAATGTGTCAAGCCTTGATAAGTAAAAATTTTTATGCAATAATAAATTATTGATTTAATTGAGATTTACTATATGAAAAAAGAAGAAAAACCCCATTACGTTAACAATGCTCAGTTTTCTCAAGCTGTCGTCGATCACGTCACTAACGCGAATGAGTATGTCAGTCAAGGAAAACCTAAACCAGTGATTCCTGATTACATCGCACGATGTTTTCTAAAAATCGCTGAGGGTCTATCACACAAGGCAAACTTCGTTCGTTATACCTATCGTGAAGAGATGGTGATGGATGCTGTTGAGAACTGTCTCAAGGCGATTGACAACTACAACATAGAGACCGCTACACGTACAGGTAAACCAAACGCATTCGCATACTTTACTCAAATTTCGTGGTATGCATTTCTGCGTAGAATTCAGAAAGAAAAGAAACAACAAGATATCAAACTCCGATACCTATCTGAGACTGGTCTTGAACAACTGGTTGCAGAAGAGTTTGAGAACAATCCCGCAGCGAAACAAACACAGGCATTTATTGATGACCTACGTGAACGTATTGACGCAGTGAAAGAGAATGATGAAGCTGTAAAAGATTATGC